CGCGTACGCCGCGCGATTGCTCCCGATGGTTTGATAATTCCACGCCCGCGCCCCCGCCACCGACCGTAGGATATCCGTCCCCAGCGTGTCACCTCCCGCGGATAGCAGGTTTGGATTCACCACGCCTGACGACGAAACGCGCGACCCCTTGAAGGCGTCCAAGTAGGCCATGTTTACTGTCGCCGCGCCCCGCGTGAATAGCGGATGCACCGCGCTCCCACTGAACTGCCGCTGGCTCGCCGCCATATAGCTATTGTTCCCATCGAGCCACATTCGATAGCAAAACTTTGGCACCTCGACACATACCGGCCCGTCGCTGCCGTCCAGGATCGCATCGCCGATCCAAAACGTATCACCGTCGGCCAGCGGAGCCACCGGCACATGCGCGCTCCCGCTCACCTGGTCATCCGCCGACGCCACGATGATCTGATCCGCCGCGGCACTGATGATCCGGCAATACCACCCCTTGCCCGCCGTGGTGTTTTTAAGCATCATCCCTTTGCGCGCCGCGGCGAACACCGCGGCCTTGCCCACCGCAAAGCCGTAGGTTCCGGCATCATACGATCCCAGCGTCCACCCGCCCGCGACGCTGACGGTCACCGCCGCCGGCGTCGGCGTCCCCGCCTTGAGCGCCGAGTCCGTTGCCCCCAGATAATACCGCGCCTGCCGCCCCACTAGATCCACCACGCATCGCCGCATGGTATCCTGGATCGGCGTGCCGAACGTCCCCGCCACGAAGGAATCGCCATAAAACCGCCCGCCTGTCATTACGTCATTTACGGTGTCCCAGCGCACGCCGTAAACAAAGGGGTTGCCGTCGCCTCCGGTCGCGCCGCCCGTGCTCCCGCCCGTCAGCGCCCCGGTCAGCAGTAATGTTTTCAGCGTTCGATTCATGATGCCCCCCTCCGATCTCAATACTTAACCGCGAAATCAAGCGGCGCCGTCGTCCCCGCGCCCGAGATGACCACTGTGGCCACCGGCCCGTAGCCCAGCCCGTTGCCTGGCCACGTCGCGCCGCCGTTGTGGCTCTCGTGATACCAGATCTCCACTGTGCCGCTTGGCGAGCCCGTCGTGGTGATCTCCACCGTCGCCCGGATCTCCAAGGCGTCCTCATTCGCCGACTGCGCCCCGCCGGCGGCTCCCCAGGTGTTGTTGGTGATCGCGCCCGCGTTGCTCAACGCCGGCAGCACGTCGTTATAATTCGGATCTCTGGGAATCGTGGTCAGTGTGCGCCGCTGCGCCTTGATTACGATCGCCGCCGCCGCCAGATCCACGCCCGCTTTCGCCAGCGCCATGAATTGCCATTTGCGCCCATTCATCGGCCGTCCCTCCCGTCCGCAATCGCAATATCCGTCGCCGTCGCCAGCGCGCCGCACTCGTGGATCACCCATAGCCCCGTGCGCACTTCGCCCAGCGCCAGCACGCGCCCCACGATCGCCGGCAAATACTGATCTTGCGCCCACACGGCCACCAGTGATTGTAGCCAGCCGCGCACCCCCTCATCGCGCACATTAAGCCCCTCCCGCGTCGGGTCCATCATCATCAGCGCATCGGCGATCACGTCGCTTTCCAGGCCGTCTCCGAGCGCCGTCATGTGATCCTTGAGCGCCCGCCACAGCCGCGCCGTGTCAAGTGGCCCCAACCCCTCGCCCGCCCGCGAACTCATCAGATTTTTTTTGGTCAGCATCAGCAGTTCGTCAGGCACGCGCACCGCATCGGCCTCCAACGTGATCGCATTGATCGCCGCCGCGATCTCCCCGTCCTGCAGCGCCCGCCGCCCCTCCGGCCACCCTTCCTCCGCTTCGCCACGCCGCAGCGCCCCCGCCTCATCGTAGAGCCCCAGCTCCACCATCTTCGCCTTGAGCTTCCCGTGATCCATCATCCCCTCCATCTGGGTATTTTCCCCAACGATAAAAAACGGTATTACGTTTTTTATTTCCACGCCCACGCATTAAGCGTCAGCGTCGTCCCCGGATCGCCCGAATACACCACGTCCACCCGGCCTGTCTTTTTAACGCTGTATTTTTTGTAGACCGCATTGCTATAGGCCGTGGTGCATTCCACGCCCACTTTCCAAGTACTGTCGAACCCGCTCAAACTGATCGTCCCCGACGTTTGCCCGTTCGCCAGCGTCCCCGTCCCCCACAACACCTTGGCGATCGCCGTTCCCTGGCCTACCGCCAGCGTCCCTGAGGTCGTTAGCGTCCCCGCCACATTGAGCGCCCCGCCGCTCTGCACATTGAGCGCCCCGCCACTCTGCACGTTGAGCGCCCCGCCGCTGGCTACCTCTTCGCTGTTGCCCCCCTGCGGCCGGTAAACTCGACTCGAATACTGCGCCCCCGCCAGCGCGCACAGCAGCGCCAGCAACACACCCATCATCATCCCGCTCTTACTTAGCCTCATGATCTCTCTGCCTTGCTTCCAGTATTTTACCGGGGCGGCCCATTTTCGGGCCGCCCCGCGATCAATTTTCGGTATGCCCGAAAATTGATTAGACCGCGCCCTCGTCCGGTGTGGCGTAGATCTCGCTCGTGATCGCCCCGGCCACGTTGTTCGCCGCCGGCATCCGCTTCACATCGCGGATCGCGATTAAATCGCCCGTCACCGTCGAGGCCCCGCGCTTGAGCGTCGCTTGCAGGTAGCGCTTGGCCGGCTTGTAGATCTCCACCGCGACCAGCTCCCCGTTCACCCCTGCCACCACTTTGCTCCCGGCCAGGTCGGCCATGTCGCCGCCATTCGCCAGCGTCCCCTGCGCGACCTTGATGTAATTGCCCGCGTTGGCCGTCGCGATGCTCGCCACGAACACCACGCCGTCGCACCCCTGGGTATCCACCACCGCGCTCGCTACGTCCGTGGTCCCGGCCACCGCCCCCGCCGCCACCACGCGCAGTTCGTTGCCCACTAAGATTTGTTGTTCCATCTTGCCCTCTTATCTTCCAAATTCAGGGCCGCCCATTCACGGGCGGCCCCCGCTTATCTCTTCTTCCTTGTAATCAATTTTTGGTATTCCCAGAAATCGATTAGGCCGCGCACTGCATCCGCGCGAACGCCTCGCTCAGGATTGGCATTCCGTCCGCGCCCTGCCCATCGAACAGCAGGCCGATCTGCCCCTTGCCCGCGTAGGGTTGCTCGATCAGGCGTTGCACGCTGGCCGCCAGGCGATCCACAAACCAGTAATACGAGAAATCACCATACATCGCGGCGTACTTCGCGCTACTGAACACCTGCGGAGCATACTCGCTGATCACCAGCGGCTTGTTCAGCAGCATGTCCGGCTGCCCCACTTGCAGGCCCGGCTGCCAGAGGTAGCGCCCCTCGCCGTCCTTCAGCTTACGAATCAACCTCACCGCCAGGCGATGCATCAGCCATTTGGCGTTGGGGCGATATTGCGCCTTGAGCGTCTCCTGGGCATCGATCAATCCATCCGCCGTGAAGCCCGTGATACTCCCGGTCGCCACGTCGCGATCAGTGTTGATCCCGTCCGCGCTCGCCGTGAAGATCCCCAGCGGCTGATTGCTGCCGTCACCGGTCATGTACGTTCTCTCCAGCGTGCGCGCCAGCGCGATCGCCCGCCGCGCCTGCACGTAGCCCTCCACGTCCACCGTCTCCGATTGCAGCAGCATCTTACTGATCGCCACGATGCGCCGCTTGAGGTCGCGCGGTTTGAGCTCGCGTTTACCCAGTCCGATCCCGTTGCTCGTGGGCGCGTCGGTGATCTCGCCCGCGCCCCACTCGTCGTCCGCTAGGTCGCTGTCCAGCGTCACCTGGCCCAGCGTCTCGCCCGGCTTGGCGGTGTAACCCGTCCCCAGTTGCCGGAACGGCGTCAGGTCGTCCACCTTCTTGAGGATGCCCGTCAGCATCCGCTCCGAGGTGGCAATGAACCCGCCCGCGGTGTCCAGGTCGATCTGCATCCCCGCGTTGTTGATCCGGCTCACCCGGCCGTCGGCCAGGTAGGCCATGAAGGCGGTATGGTAGTCATCCAATCCCTTGCGGTCCTGCGGTGCGCCCGCGCCGCCACGCCCGCCCAGCTCCAGGCTGCGCTTGTCCCTGTCCTGCCGCTCGCCGTAGCACTCGATCCGCTCGTCGCGCGCGGCGTCGGTCAGCAGGCCGTCCGCCTCGTTCGCCAGCGCGTCGAAGCGCGTCGCCTCTTCCGCCGTCATCACGCGCTTGTCGCCCGTGACCAGGTCATTGATTTGCCGGGCCTCATGGGTCAACTTCCCGGCCTTTTCCCGCAACTCCAAACTCCGCACACTCATCAGCATCTCCTTCTTCAAATGATTTTTTTTTTGGGAATTCCGCCGCCGCGAAAATTACCCCTCATGACTCCGGTGCTGGAGATCCAGCAGCCGCAACCGGCCGGCGCGCATCCGGTCGCTCATCACGTCTGGCTCATTCTCCGGTGTCCCGCCCGCTTGATTCTCCGCGCCCTGTGTCTCACCCATCGCGCCGATCCGCGCCGCCTCGATCGCCGCCCGCAACGCCGGAGGCGTATGCCTGTAGGCCGCGATCAGCGGCGCGCCATAAGCGGCCACTGCGCCCGCCACCTGCTGCTCGCTCTTGATCGCCTTGTCCGCCAGGCCCGCCGTCACCGCCTGGTCCGCGGTATACCAGCTCTCCTCATCCATCGCCGCCATCATCGCCTCGCACGTCGCCCCGCTGCGCCGCGCGTAGATCTCCGCCAGTTGCCCGTCCACCGCCGCCAGCGTCCCGGCCAGCTTGGTTAGTTCCGTGGCGTTGCCGTAGGTCATCGCCGCGGCGCGGTGGATCATCAAAAACGCCCCCTCGGCCACTTGGCGCTTACTCCCCGCCTGAAACACGATTGAGGCTGCGCTGAGCGCCTGGCCCATGACCACCGTGGTCACCCGCGCCGTGTGCTGCATCAGCATGTTGTAGATCGCCAGGCCGTCAAACACGTCCCCGCCCGGAGAATTGATATACAATGTGATCCGGTCGATTTCCCCCAGCTCCGCCAGCTGATCCTTGAAACGCGTCGCCGTCATCCCGCCCCCACCCCAGAGGTCCTCGCCAAGCACGTCATAGAGATACATCTCCGCCTCGCGCACGCTGGCCTCAATCACCCGGCATTTATTTTCCATTATCCCCTCTTGCCTCCGAACCCTGAAAGGGTTCTGCTCCATTAGAAATCTTCGTTGTGTTCGTCGTTCCGTTGTGCCCGTTGTGGCGCGATGAATTTATATTTTTTCTCCGCCTGCCGCACTCTTCCCCGCCGCTTCCCCATTCGCCACCGCGCTCCCCAGCGGCGCCGTATTCACCTGCACCCGGTGCACGTCGCCCCCCGCCACCGGATTGAGCCCCAGCTCCTTGCGTCCCTCATTGATCGATAGCACGCCAAAACCAACCATCGCCTGAATGTAATCCTTCTGCACCGTTGAGTCCGCCCATCGTAGCCCCCCGGTCTCAAACTCGTGGTATAGGCTGTGCGCCTGCTTCTCGCTCGGCAGCAGCAGGCACTTGTCCAGCCGCTGCGTCCAGCGCGCCATGTGCGGCGCCAGCGTGTCCTCATTATTCTCGATCGCCTGCTGTTGGATATTGTTGTTGGTGGATCTGGCCAGCTCAAAAATCTTGTGCGGCTGCATCCGGAAAATTCGGCAGACTTCGCTCACCTGGAACTGCCGCCCCTCGATCACCTGGCTATCCTTGGGATTGACTCCGATCGGATTGAATTTCATTCCCTCCTCCAGGATCGCCACGCGCTGCGCGTTGCCCAGGCCCGAGTAGGTATCGTTCCAGTTCGTACGCAATCGGCTCTGTCCCTCCTGGCTCAGTTTCCCAGGGATCTCCAGCGCCCCGCGCGGCGCGGCCCCGTTGCCGTAAAATCGCGCGCTGTATTCCGCGTGCGCCCGGTCCAGTCCAATCGCCTCACGCCCCAGCACGGTATACGCCGACCCCATCAGCCCGTGCACCGAAAAGCCCTTGATATGCAGCACCTGGTCGCTGCGCAACACATGCACGTCCTGGTTATACCAACTCACGTAATACAGCAACTCCCCGCCGCTATAGAGCACGTTCACGCTCCGCGAGTGCAGCGGCCACAGCCGCACCGGCATCCCGAAGCGGTCGCGCTCGATCTCCGCGATCCCGTAGCCGTAGACCAGCGCCGAGGCCTGCATCCACTCCTTGAATTCAAATGCCGTCTGGTAGGGGTTGGGCTCGGCCATCATCAGCCAGTAGCGCGGATCGTCCGTGGCTAGCGTCGCCGTGCGCGGATCGCTCTTATCCCGCCGCTTGAGGCGCACCGGATACTTGGCGATGTCCTCGCTGATGTTGCGCACACACGCCAGCACCGCCGTCGATTGCAGCGCCGTCTCCGGCGTCACTTCCACTCCGGCCGCCGTCGCCGGCATCGTCCCGTAAATAATCGAGGCCGTCGCATCCGCCGATACCGGCTGATCGGCCTGCACCGCGCGCCCGCTGGCCTGGACGCCCTTGCGCATCCACGCGCAATCCGCGCCACCCTCCTTGTGCTTCCCGATCCATCCCATATCGACTCTCCCAGCTTTTAAATTCCCTCAATCCACAATCCGCAATCCGCAATCCGCAATCTTATAAGCACACCATCCCCCGCGTCTCGTAAACCGATTCCTCATGCTCCCCATTGGACCGCGCAAACAGCGCATCCACCGTCGCATAGATCGCATCGATCCGTTTTCCCGACGTCTGATCATGCCCCTTGATTGGCTTGATCATGTCGCCGTTCACTCGCACCTTGACGTGCTGCACCTGCCAGTTGAGGCACGGGTTGTCGTTGTGCCTCAACGTCACATCCGCGATCGCCCGCTCCAGCGACTTCGCCGTCTCGCTGATCCCCTTCATTGATTGGTCGACCTCGATCACCTCGCGCCCGTGCGCCGCTTCGATCCGCTTGATCACGCTCCCCGCCCGGTTGCGGTCCACGCCCACTTCCCGTACCTCGAACAGCCCGTGCCATTCGGCGATCTGCTCCGAAACATCGTCGTCGTCAATCGAGCTTGTACCGCACACATTGATCCAGCCATCCTCAACCCATTGCTTGTAATCCGCCTCGCGCCGGTCCGTCAGTTCGATCCGTTCCGCCGGCAGAAAGCATTTCACCAGCAGGTAGAGCCCCGGCGCCAGCCGGTCGCCCGCCCGGCTGTAGCGTTCTTCCCGCAACTCCACCACCGCGGCCACTGCCGTAAGATCCGTGGTCTTACTCATGTCCACACCCAGCCAGGCCGGGCAGCCGCGCAGATCCTCTTCGTCGTAACGCGCCGCGCATTTCTTCCAGCGCTCGTAATCGAGCCAGGCCACGCCCGACGTCTGCATCCACTGATCCAGCGTGTATTTCCGGTATACCGGCACGTAGCTGGGCTGCGCGATTGCCTTCGCCAACTCGCGCTGGATATAGTCCTCGCGCACCGAAATCCCCAGGTTGGGATTAGCCTTGCGATACGCCTCCGGGCTCTTCCAGTCGTCCTCGATGTCCGGCTCGGCGATGTAGGCGAAATAGGCCGGATCGTCAATCCGTCCCTCCAGGATGTCTTCCGCATATTCGTATTGCTTGAAGCACACCCCTTGCAGGTTATCGCCCGCCGTCGTCACCTTCAAAACCAGCGGCTGACTGCGCGTCCCAGTGGCCGTCATGATCACGTCATGCACCCGCGCCGTAGGGTGCGCGTGCAATTCATCGATCGAGGCCGCCGAAACATTGAGCCCATCCAGGCTGTTCTGATCCGCCGAAAGGATCTTCAGGATCGAGGAGTTGACCCTGCAGGTGATGTGTTTCGTGTAGACCTGGCAGCGCTTCTTGAGCGCCGACGACGAGCGCACGAACTCCGAGCAGTCGTTGAAGATCAGCTTGGCCTGGTCTTCCTTGGTCGCCGCGCAATAAATCTCCAGCCCCCGCCCATCCATGAACAAAATGAGCAGCAATATCGCGGCGATCAGCGAGGACTTTCCGTTTTTGCGGGCCAACTGAATGTAAACCTCCCGGAATACCCGCAGCCCCGTGGCTTTCCACTTGTAGCCGAATATCGGTTTGACGATCTCTTCGCGCTGCCACTCGCTCAGGACGAACGGCTTGCCCGCGAACGGCTCTTTCCAGTGCTTGATGTAGCTTTCGATGAACAGCGCCGCCCGGTTCGCGGCCTCTGCGTCGTAAACGATATCGCCGCGCTCCAGCAGTCGCTTGAGGCGCGCCCGGTGCTGTTGGATCTTACGGCAGACATCGGGCCGATAACCAATCTCGGCAAGATCCTCTGGCGCCATCTCGATCTCGCGGTAGTCATCGGTCCGATTACTAACCTCGACAAGATCCACCTGCGGCATCTTATCGAACCCGAGTTCAATCCTCCGTAGCTCACGTTCAACCTCTTGGCGCTCTAGTTCATCCTTGCGTTCTTTTAGATCATCGAGCGCTTGTTCATATTTGCGCCTCAGTTTATCTTCTTTGAACGCTATCTCTTGTAAGGTTTGAGCCCTGTTCATACGCGCTCTGGCTTTACGCCGCTCTCCCCGCGCGCAAGAGCGCCATAAACCCGTCATCTTCGCTCGCGCCGTCACTCTCCACGCCGCTGCGCTTGCGCGCCACCGGCGAAACCAGCAGGTCTGCCGCCAGTTTGTGCAGCAGCCCGTCGGCGTCCGCCTTGATCCCAAACCAGATCGAGGCCAGCGACTCCCCGCCGTTGCGCGTCATCAGCCCGCCGCCCTCGCGCTCCGGATGGCTCGTCTGCTCCACGGCCCGCTCCCGGATCGCCGACACGCAGCAGTAGGAGTCCAGCGCGTTGCGGTCGCACTCGCGGCAGCCGATCTCTTCCATTAGTGGCCATACTGCGCGCCAGGACGCCCGCGCCGCCGCGCTCAAATACTCCGATGGCTCATCCCGCAGCAGCGGGATCGCCGACACGTCCGCCCGCTGCGCGATGGTCGCGAACATTTCCAACTGGTCGAACTCATCCCCGCCGCCATCCTCTTCCATGCGCGCCCGCCGCCGCACCGCCGGCGTGGTCCCGAGCACATGGCCCAGCGACTTTTCCAGTTCGATCTGTTTCTTTAAAACCGTAAACCACGGCGAGCGCTGGCGGATCGCCCCGCGCCGCGCCACCAACTCCAGCCCATCCAGCTCCCCCAGCGCCCGGCGCTTGACCGCCTCCACAGCGCAGTAGGCCATCACGGTCCACGTGTCCAGCAGCGTGCAGCCCAGCGCCTCCAGCCACGGCCGCGCCGCGCGCCAGATCGCCGCCGCCTCCGCGAACAGCGCCGCCGGCGGCTCCACGGGCAGCCCGTCGAGCCCGCGCTCCGCCTCCGCCTCGCCGTCCTCCGCGAAAAGATCCCCGGCGTCCTGCATCTCGGGCTCCAGGTTGGCGCGCTTACGCACCACGGCCGCCGTCCCCAGCTCGTGCGCCGCGGGGATGAGCTGTTGCCGGATGATCTTGCCCAGCGTCGTCAGCCACTCGCAGGGCTTTTCGCTCTTCGCCGTCGGCACGATCAAGGCCGCCATGTCCATCCCGGCCAGCGCCGTTTCCAGGTCCGCCGCCATGTCGCAGTAGCGCGCCAGATCTAGCACGGTGGGCGATCCGATCGCCAAGAGCGCGCCACGCAGCAGGCTGTAAATCGCCTGCCCCCGCGCGCTCAACTGCTCGATCTGGTTCACCGCATCCATTCCCTCACGCTCGTTTCTCGTAATCGTAATCGTAATCGCCCGTCTCTCCGGGCTGTCACGCCGTTCTGATCGCTTCTTGTCCCCAGGCGTTCTCTCGGCAATCTTCACCGTGCGATCTTTTGGATGGCTCGTCGTTGGGTCCTCTAAACCATCCCGTTTCCCCTAGCAGGGTAACCCATCGGGAAAGATCGATATTTATTCATCCTCTTCGAGGTCTATCTGAAAAGATTCTTCATAAGTTTACTTCGAAACCTTGAAGACTTTCTGCTTGGGCATGTCTTTTGAAAAGCGCTTATCCAGGTATTCTTGAATGGCTTCATTTATTGATTCTTGGCTGATATTAATCTTTGTGATTCCCCGCATTTCTTCGTGCCCTTTGTTCCTTGGTGCTCTTTGTGGCCCAAAAAAATTATATTAAAATAAACTCAACTGCTGATCTTCACGCGCGCCCCGCACCATGAACTCCACCACGAACCGCTTATCCACTTCGCGCGCCCCGTGCATCAGCGCGCTCATCCGCATCCGCGCCGTCAGGTCGTAATGCTTCAGCCCCGACCCTTCCCGAAACCACTCGCGCTTGAGCCCCAGCATTTTCGCGAACCCATGCAGTTCATCCTCGCGGTCCGCGAACAGATGACACACCTCAGTCCATTGCCACATCCGGATTGGCACGCACGCCATCAGTCCGTCGACATAAACCGCCATCCTCACGCCCTCCACTGCCCCCGCACGCCCTCGACGCCCGCGTTCAGCGCGGCGATCCAAAACGCCCGCTCCCGCAAGACCCCCGCGGCCCGCCGCGCCACGCCGTCTACGGTGATCGTCAGCCGCCCTAGATCCGCCAGTCCAACCCCCGCGCTCTCGCGCCCACCCTCGCCTTCGCGTACCAGCCCCAGCCGGATTTCAATCAGCGTCTTGACGCGGTGGTGATTGCGGCACAGCGCCCACAGGTTGAGCGCGTCCAACCGCCACTCCAGCGCCACGGCCAGCGCCACCAGGTGATCGGTCAGCGCCGTATCCCGCCCGCATCCCGGAACCTCGCACAGCGGATGCGCCGCGCGGTAAATCTTGCTCAGCTCATTCCAGGCCGCGTCATACCCGCGCTCGCCCGTGCCGCGCCGCGCCGCATCCGCCACCTTCCGCGCCGCCGCAACCTCCGCCGGCCGACACGCCGCGCACAGCGTCGTTCCCGCGATCGCCTTATACTGGCATCCATTCCGCTTCTGCCATTTGCGACAGACCGTATACGGCATCGCGCGCTCCTAAAAAAAATCGCCGCGCGCGTGTGGGGTATTTCCCCAGTCGCGGGCGGCCTTATCATCCCCTCAAAAATTTTTAGGTGCCCGCCGGTGGATCAACAATCCGCCGGCGGCCCTGGCAACGCGAGTCAGGGGAATCTCCGTTACCGTGCGCGCTAAGTATTGCGCCCGCCCCCGCATACAAAACAAGAGGGTCGATACCCATTTCCGGTATCGACCCTCGGAACCCCAATGTTTTAATACTCTATTTTTCGACGCTCTTAAACCGCAACCCGCACGCCCGGCACCAATGATACCTCACTGGCAACTTTCTCGCATACGTCGGGCAATCCGTCGATCCGCACCGGCAGCGCACCGGCACGTAATCAGTCGCATAATCCACCGCCGCCTCTTGCTCCACCCCCACACCCATATCAACCTCATCCGTCCCCATTTGCTCATGCATGCTGATTTCGCTCACTCCTTTCCGATGCGATAACATCCCCCCACCAACTCCAACTTGCCCTTGCGATCCTTCTGGTACTGATGCGCGCAAAACCCATCCCTTCCTTCTTCCCAAAACTCACACCCCCGCGCCTCTTCCCGGTCAAACGCCACACAGCACCCCCCATTCAGCCTAAAAGGACTCTCCGCCGGCCTCCAAAAATTCCCCATCACCCCAACCCCCTCAACTTTTACTCCCCTTCACATCCCGCCTTAAGGGCATTCGGTCATATAGGCCCCGACCCCAAGGATTTCACCCCCCTACCCCCTCACGCCCTCGCCCAGCCGCAACTTAACAAGGATGCACACATCCTCAACGCTCTCGCGCGCCGTCACCGCCCTCGCCACGCGCTCCGCATCCTCCACCGCGCGATGATGCGCCTCCAGCGCCGCCGCCGCCTCATGCAACTGGCCCAACTCAGCCACGCCAACCCCGTAATCCAACATGCGCTCATGCGCCGCGATGCAGGCCCACCTGCAATAGTCCCGCCGCTCCAGCACCAGCGCATCGAACCCCGAACCACACCAGGTGGCGACGATCACGGCGGCCTGATGCGCATTCATCATTCATCGCCCCCCATCGCACCCTTGGCACCGCGCGCCATCGCCTTGTACTCCTTCTCTAAAATCTTAGAGTATGTGATAAGCAACTGCTCAGTAACCCGCCCCGCGATCTCATGGTTGTCGGCCAGGATCGGAACCACGCCATACGAGATTGCGAACGCCACCAGCGATCCCACAACCGCGTTGGGATGCACGGCTGACGGGCAGCCCCACGCGCCATCAAGCACCGTGGCCCAACGTGCCTCGACTACCAGCGCCGCGAAGCGATACGCCCGAAGCTGGCGCAACTCAGCGGCGAACCACTCGCGCCCGCCGCCCACGCAGCCCAGCAGATCGGACAGGCTCCGCCGCCGCACCGCCACATGGCGCTCCAGCCCCGCGATAGAGTAATCACCAACCTCAAGCTCGCCACGCTTCGCCAGCACGCGCCCGCTGAACTGAAACGGCTCGCGCTCCCTCGCGCTCACGACCACGGCAACCGGCTTATCCATCTCGCCACCCAATCCTCTCGCTTCACATCGCATCACGCACACACGCCCACTCGCCACTCGCCCGCGCCAGATCCTAAAACAGCATATCCGGCTCTCTATCACGCTCCATCACCAACAGCGCCTTAATCGCGCCATCAAGCCGGCGGATGTCTTCCAACTCACAATCCGCCAACAATCCCAACACCACCAGGCCGCCCGTATCACTCAGCTTCAGCACGATCCCCCGCGCCGCCAACAACACATCGCGCAACTCACGCGCCTCCGCCAGCGCCTCATAGTGGGTTTGGTGGTTATAGTTGTTTTGTTTTCCTCCTTTATCAATTTCGCGCATACCTGTAACGGTGGAAACAAACCCACTATCCCCACTAAACCCACTATTTTTATCCCGCAAATCGGTAACACTTGCCGTTATATATTTACCATCAATAGGCACGGCGCGGTATCGCATCACGCCACCGGCTCCCGCCCGCGACTCCAATCTCCACCCACCCCCGACGCGCCCGCGCCAGCGCTCCAGGCGCTTTCCCAGCGTCCGCGCGCTCATCCCGCCATGCCCCATCGCGATCTCGCGCACCGTCTCCGCCGCGTCTCCCTTGAACTCTTCCGATGTAATCTTGGCGATGATCTCTTTGCCCGTGATGGGATTGCGATACTTCACTAAGAGCTCCATCAGCGCCCCGAGTTGCGTCTCATCGGGGTCGGATACCACCAAAAATTCTTCTCGGCACAGCGCCGGGTCGGGGTATCCCGCCCACACCAGCGCATTACGCACAACATCGGACCATCCCACATACGAGCCCCACGGCGTCAAGCCTTGGTCGGGCCGTCCCGCCGCGTGCCAGCCCGCCAGCAGCGTCAGCGCCGCGCACAGCAGGTCCTCGCGCCGCTCCGTAACCCACGCCTCCAGGTTGGCGTGCCGAAACCCCACGCGCTCTTCGGGACGCTCCACGCTGGGCTCTAGGCGGATCGGAAGGATTCTCCGGCGCACGTCGCCGTTGGTTATCGGATTGTTTCCCGTCGCCGTCCATACCGTCAGGTTTGGCAAAGTCTTCATTTCTGATTTGCCCAAAATCCTATCCTTGTAGGTCGATGAGGTCAGTAGCGCGTCAATCGCCGATCCCCCAATTTTTGTCAGGTTATCAAACAGCGCCACCGGGTCTCCGCCCGCCAAGATCGAAATAATTTGCTTCTTAACTTCATCCGCGTCGCCCACTGTCTCCGGCGTCACCGCCGGCGGGGCGCCCGTGGCGATCATCCCGCCAATCGAGATCAGCATCGTTTTCCCAGAGCCGCGCACGGAGGCATCCGCCAGGATCAGCGGCGACGGCCCATCAAACGCCGTGCGCGCCAAAATCGTCAGCACGTAGGCCAACCACGCCGACTCCCCCGCCTCGTTGGAAAACGGGAAATCCTCGACTACCTCATGCAGCAGCGCCTTGGCCTCCACCAACTGCTCCGCGCTGGGGTGGTCACTTAAATTCTTGGGGATCACGTCCGGCGTGATCAACCATCCCGAGTCCGCGTCGTAACCCGACTCCCGCCGCACGCCGCTACGGGTCAGCACCGGGTAATTCGCCACGCCCACAAGCTCCGGGATCGACGGCCACTCGGTTCGGCTCACGATAATTGAGCCAATCCAGTCCGGCGTGTGGATCTGCTTTTTTTCGCCCTCCACGCGCCGCATCAGCTTGGTATGGCGCGAAGCCTTGTCGCGCACCCACGCCGCCTTGATCCCCACGATCGCCAGCCCCCCGAAGCGCCGCATATACTGATCGCTGCGCGCCCCGCGCACGGTCACCAGGTCGCCCGCGCGCTGAAACATGTTTTTAACTTTTTGCTGCAGCACGGCCAAGACCTCATCGCACACGCGCGCCTCGTCCGGGCCCACCAGCACCTCCGCGCCGCCCGCTCCCCCGCGCGCCTCACGCGCTTCCCACGGCACCGCCAGCGAGGCCAGGCGCGCCAGCTCCGCCCGCGCGTCCGCCGCGCTCTTAAGCCGCTTGTCCAGGTCCATCCCCGGCAGCGGCGCGATATAGGCGACATCGCAGCTCACCGCCCGCAGGATGCGCCCTAGGCGGTCGCGCCAGCCCTCGCCAGCCTCATCCGGATCGGGCGCCAGAATCACCTTGCGCCCCGCCAGGATTTGTTGCAGCCATTCCTCCGCTTTTTTTCCCGGCTTGCTCCCCGCCGTCCCCAGCACCGCGCGCGCCCCGGCCGCCAGCGCCGCCGCGCAATCCATTTCCCCCTCCACCAGCAGCACCGCGGCGCCGCCCTCCGCCAGCGGCCACGGCCCCAGGATGCCGCCCTTGGCTCCCTTGGTGGTGATCGCCTTGGTATTGTTCGCCTCGCCCGTTTTGGAGTCGCGCATCTCGTATTGCCCGTTGTCGCCCTTACGCCGGCGGTATCCCGTGATCGCCCCGGCCACGTCGCGCATCGGGAAAAATACCTCTTCCCCGCGCGCCTCCGCGCCCATGCGCGCCAACGCCTCCGCCGGAAACCCGCGCCTGGCCGCCAGCTCCTCTAATGCATCCCGGTAGGCCCCGCGCCCATGCTCATGTTCCGCCACTTTAAAGTGTGCGCGCAGCCAGGCGAAGGCCTCTTTATATTCCAGTCCCGCCGCGCGCCGCACCAACTCCACCGCGTCGCCCTTGCTCCCCTCCAGATCGCACTTGAGGCAATGGTAGGTTCCGCGCTCCGCATCCAGGCCGCACCGCGGACGCTCCCCATCGTGCTCATGCTTACCCACCGGACATGGGATATAGATCTCGCCCGTGGTCATCTGCTTCATCGCCAGCCCTAGCGCCGTCGCCACTTCCACGATTGGAGGTTGCTCATGGCTTTGCATCGCTAATCACTTCCTTTAATATTTAACTAATCTTCTTAAACTCAATAACCCACACCCAGGGATTGGCGCCCCACTCCAACCCCCGCTTGGCGTTGATCGAATCCCAAAATTTTTCAAATCTTTCTCGCGACGATGGGCCAAGCGTCAGCATCCCCTCTGAAATAGCATCTTGCTCGGTAATCTCCCGCAACCGCTCTACCCTCACGCCCACGACCTCAAGCGTGATCCGGCTGGCCCAGCGCGGCATGTGGATCGACGGCCGCCATGGCGTTGGACCTAATTCCCCGCAACAACACTCAGGTATTTGCTCGCAGCATTCGCCATCCGCGCGATAGTAAATACAATCATCAATTCCCGCCGGCCGCTCCCTGGGAAGCGGACGAATAATGCAATAACCCCTGTCGATATAAAATGTCTCTCTGACCCAAAGGCGATCGCCCGGATTGCCATAGGGACTATGTATCTCGCCGGCAAAAACATTGAGCGCGACATAGCCATTAGCAAGCGACGAGGCCTCAAATATGTTGCGGTAACTCTCATGCGCCACCCGCCGTGTCTGCGATTTTCGCCCTTCCAGGATCGCCCGCACCATCGGCGCGCTAAAAAGTATCGGACGCTCAATCTTCTTCGTCACGCTCGGCCTCCTGATTGTCAATGACGCCCACGCGCCCCAAAAACCCCATCCCCGCCACCCAATTAAAAATCTCATCCTCCGTGATCGCGAAGCGCTCGCGCCCCGCCCGCCGCAGCACCCCCACGGCGAAGTGCGCGTGCAGCCGCTCCGCCAGCGCCTCATCCAGGCACTGCTTCAGGATCGCCCAGGCCAGATTTTTTACCCTGTTGTAGCTCGCCGCCTCGTATCCCCAATCGTAGAGCGCGCCCATGTCGCGCACCGGATGATGCATCAGCCGCGGCAACATCGTGCGCGCGCAACCATCCTCACTCACGCACACCACACACACCCCCGCCCGCATCCTGATCCCCTCGAATCGCCTCATGGACTCCGCTCCTTTCCGCCCCGCGCCGCCAACCTCCAGCAGGCCCACGCCCCGCCCGCGATCCACGCCGCCAGCGCGGCCGCCACCAGCGCGGCCCTCATCGCGCCGCCCCCGCGCCCCAATGTTCCAGCCACGCCGCGTAGTTCAGCGCCACCCGCAACGCAATAATCGCCAGCATCCCCCAGAAGCACGCCAGCATCATCATTCGCGCCGCCGCGCGTCGCCGCACGATCTCCCGCCGCCGCAACGGCCGCCTTGCTCCAGTCCCAACCACGACCGAAAACGGTATTCCGTTTTTGATTCCGCATTCCGCATTCCGCATTGCCCCACTCCCCTTTCTCGCGTTGTTTTTTTTGTATCCGGCGGGCCAATGGTCGCGGCCCGCCGGATACCTGACAACCAATCCATTAAATTTCCATAAACGCTTCGCGGCGTCGGATTCATTCCTCCCATGCATACTCTTGCTCTTCCGGGCCCGCGCCAAGGCGGGCGAGGCTCGGATCTGTCGGGCATCCGGATTGCGGCGCGAGGCTCGTAGCGGGGCATTGGGGCGGGCTGTCAATGCGTTCCTCACTGTGGTTTTGGGGTGGGCCTTCCAGCAGGGTCCCCGTGCCGCAATCCCGATGTCCGCTCTCTGGGCTCGCGGACGGCCCCGTCCGCCCCCAGCCCGTGCCGATCAAAAAAAATACATGTGCCAAAATCTGTTTCAGCGCCTCGCCAACCTCATCGCTTTCATCGCGTGCCCCGGCCTCCAGCGCCAGCAGGTGCTCCAGGCGATGGATGATCTCCTGCCGCCCCGCCAGGCGCTCCAGCGCGCAATCCACCGCGCTCTCCAGCCCCAGCGGCTTGCGCAGCCCCAGCCCCTTATTGATCCGCCCCGCGCAACGCTGGATCAACGCGCGCATCTCGCCCACGCGCCGCTCGCCCTTCTCCGCCCGCGCCAGCAACACGCCGTTATCCGCGCGCAACGCCTCAAGCTCCGCCTCCAGCCCGCGCGCATACTCGATCGTCTCCAGCCACATCCCCTCCACTGTTTCCAGGTCTCGTATTTTAGTTGACTTCATAACCTGTTCCTTTGTGCGTGCTTCAAAAAAATATTAAAAGTGGGTGGCGGGTTACCGCCTGCGCCGGGCACTCCCGGCGCGGAGTCGAGCCGCGTGATTTTTCATTCCGCGCCCGCCACCCAAACACTATACGCTTACTCTTCGCGATCGGTCGCAAGCCGCACCCGATCCAGTAGCCCCATCATCTCATCCATTAAATCCTCCAGCATCCCCGCCACCCCCGAGTAGTGGATCTCCTCCAGTCCAATCGCGCCGATGATTTCAAGCTCCCGCCGAATGCGGCTCAAGCAGCCTTCGAATCGCGCCGCGCCGACTAGAAATGCCTGGCCACACACGTGCTCCCCCTCATCCGCCGCACGATCCACGGCGTCTCCGAATTCCGCCTCCTCTGGCGGATCGATCCCCCAGATTGCGCGCATCCGGCGCACCAACTCCCTATCCGAAACCGATAAAATCAGATCGCCGCTATCGATCTCATGGAACGCCACATAAGGCGCGGCGCCGCCGTAAAGCATGATTTCAATGTTCGGAGCATCGCCATTCATCCCGCCCTCGCCCTCGCCCAACATCTGCCCGGCCAGGTCGAGCAACTCATCATCGGTTGCGGTCTTCAGGCCCCACAGCGCCTCGCTCTCTCCCGCCAGCAACTCCAGCGCCTTGCGCACACCCTCATTGATCTCGAGTTCGCTCAGCGGCAACACGCCACCCACCGTGCGCGACTCACCCGGCGCCAGATCCACCCCGACCGCCACGCCCCGCGCCTCATCCAGGCTCTTTAGATCGATATCGTACCCCATCCAATCCGATGCCGCGTAACGCTCATTCCAGATCGCCATCGCCTCCTTGCCGCAGCGCGCCAGCGCCCCGAGTTCGGCGGCATAAAGTTTACGCACCGGACTGCCCTTGTAGGCCGCCGCCACCGCCTTATCCAGAGCCTTGACCGATTCCGGCAACCATCCCATGCAAAACTTCGGCGTGATCTGCCCCATCGCCGGCACGTCGCCGTTCGCACGCATCAAGTATTCGACCGCCGCCTTGATCTCACCGATGACCTTGCGACACTCATCCGCCGTCGCCGCCTCCGCCATGCGCCGCGCAAAACTCGTTCCATTCCACGCCGCCGGCGGTTCGGACTTCTTCTTCGGCGCCACGCTCAGTGTTCCCACGCGCCCATCCGCCACCCACTCCAGATGCGCTTCCTGAAATTCCTCGCAGTCTTCTTCATCTAAAAATTGAATGACATAACCCGGCATCTCGCCGGGGTTTTCAGCGGGAACGATTTCAGTAACCTTGCCGGTTTTGCCGATATGCCTGCACATATAGTTCGGCATCCCCTCCCCGCCGATCACACGCAGCGTAATCCCTAATCCATGGCGCGGAGTCGGCGCGGACGACACCGATACCCCGCGATCCAACTCCCCCTCGGCAAAAACCAGCTTTTCCCCGCCACCGAACCGCACCCGGTAATAGTGCTGATCCCCCTTCGAGGCCGCCGCATCGATCCCCTCCACGATCCCAAGCTGCCCCCTGTATTCTCCCCTGCTCACCCGCACCGCTTGATTCGCCGCAAAAAGCGGCTCCGGTATCCCCCCTCTTTTGCCCGCCTTTGGCTTCGCGGGCGCCACCGTGCGCGCCACCCCGCGCTTATCGGTGCGCGTCTCCGGCGCCCAACTGGGGATTTTCCCCAACCCCTTTTCCTCGCCCTCCGCAACCTTCTGCCGGACGGACTCCACCGTGTGGTGATCGCATCCGATATGCCGCGCCACTTCCCGTGAGGACGGATTGAGCCCACCCTCCGCCGCCGCCTCCAGATACATCTTGATCGCCCGCCCCCGGTCCGCACGGCTCATGATCATGCCGTGCTTGTTATCGCCCGCCCCGAACATGATCGCGCTGACCCGCCCACCGTCGCGCAACCGCGCCGTGATCATTTCCCGCCCGGTTTCCTGCATCGCCAATGTGCGATGCACTCCGCCCCCAAGCCAGTATCCACACGCATCCTGAAACACATCAATCGGCGGAAACTCGATACCCTCACGCATCAATTGCGCGTATTCCCCGACGCGCCCCATGTCGATTGATGCGCGGGTTTGGGTTTCGGAATACCGAATTTCGGAAATCCTGATTTCGGCTTCGATCGGTCCGATTGTAATCTCCCGCGCCGCCCGCAACGGAATCTTCGCCAGCGTCCCCGAACTCTTCTCCGCCGCCAGCACCTTGCCCTTCTCCGCCGCCATCGCTTTCTTCACCATGATTCATCCCCTTTTATTCTTTTATTCTCTGAAATTTGAAATCTGAAATCTGAAATCCCAACTCCGCTGTGCGCCAGCCGGCTACACTCGGCACGCATGCCGCCCGCCCTCGCGCAGCCGGCTGGCGCACAGCGGGCAGGTCTCCGGCCCGCCCCCGCGCCACGGATCGTCCGTCCTCGCCGCCGCCTCTACACCCAGTAATCTCACCACTTCGGCGCACGCGCTGCACGTCCGCGCCTCCAGGACGATGCGGCGGCGGTGGCTCTCGCTGAACTCTACCGTCATCTTGTAGGCCTGGCACACCGTGCAACGCATGCGCCCGCCGCTGAGGTTGTTGTGGCGCTCCGCCGCCGCCCCATCCTGAGCCGCCGCCCGCTCGCATGCCTTGCACCAGAAGTGCCCGCGCAAAAACGCTTGGGGCGCCTTATCCCGCCCGCATCCCTCGCACCGCCGCTTACTCGCCACATCACTCATCGCCGCCCTCCCCTTTTTCTTCTTGCGCGATCCACTCTTCCAGCACCCTGATTTCCTCGCCCGCCGCGCTCAGCGCCCCGAACGCCTTCCCCTCATCCCTGTTCCCCCGCCCCAGGTCGCGGTATTTCTGTTCCCAGCGCTTGCGCCGCGCCTTCGCCGCCCGCAGCTTCGCCCGTAGCTCGCTGATAAACTCCATGCCACTCACCGCCCCCACAACGCGCGACACACCAGCAGCGCCTGGCGCAGCGCCGCCCCCTGCGCCACCGCCCCCGCGCAGACCTCCACGGTGATCGTGGTGTTATCGCAGTCCGGCACATTAATCAGCCACCATGGCCCATGACTGCTCCCGCGCCCCGGCATGGCCGGCTGATGGCCGTAGAACGCCACCCCGTGCTCCGCGCACATCGCCCGCATCGCCGCGATTTTTTCGATAGGCAAATTCGCCTGATAACCCGTAGGTAAAATCATTCCCATGTTTTTTTTCTTTCATGCCGCCCGATTAACGGCGCGATAAGTATCCCATCCCAGCAAGGCATTTGGGTCGATCCCCAAAGCATCACAGATCGCAAGCATGATTTCGGGGCGCGGCATGACCCGCCCATCGATCCATGCCGCCGCCGCTTGCCGAGTGTAGAGCGAGCGAGTTCGCGTGTTGACCTCCACGGCCAGCCAGGTAGGGCCACGGTCGCCGACATGCGACCGAATCGCACGGCTGATGTGATCTTTTGTCCTCAGCATGGCCGCCTCGCGGCTGTTATGATTTTCCGTTGTCCCCATCCTCATCGCCTCGCCTTCGTTATGCCGAGTAGGTTAAACTGAGCCAACCACTAGCGTCAAGTGGTTTTTTTTGAATTCTTGTAAATATTACACGTCAATTTCTGATTGACGATAAATAGGGGGGTTGGGTAGACTTACGGACTATAGGAGGGCTCTCATGGACCGCTTCTCAAGCATTTCACCAATCGGAGGCAACAACACTATGCTACCCCCTACCTTTGTCGCTGTAGACCGCGTTTTTCATTGACCGCAAACCCGCCCCTGTAATACCCTCCAATGATCTGATCGGAGGGTTTTTTCATGGATCTCGAAAAATGTCCCACCTGCGCTGAGTTCATCGCGTCCAGCGCCGCCTTTTGCCCACTCTGCGGAGCGCGCCAATCACTCGACCGCGCCGCCCCGCGACCATCGGAGGGTTTTTTCATGGATCTCGAAAAATGTCCCGCCTGCGCTGAGTTCATCGCGTCCAGCGCCGCCTTTTGCCCATTCTGCGGAGCGCGCCAATCACTCGACCGCGCCGCCCCGCGACCATTGGCGGCTCCTCTTCCAGCCCCGCATAAAATATTTAAAAATGATCCCGTGGTAGTCTTTGGCGCGATTCTTTTGCCCCTCATCATCATCATCGCCGTTATCGGTAAACTCAATGATCCCCAGTCGCGCACTAATATCCCCCTAGCCAAAGACCTACCCTTTAAGGAGCAACTCGTTGACCTTAAGTCCCAAGCCTCCATCACCGGAGGCCATACGCTTAATCTTAAAAATCTTAATAATTATGCCTGGAAAGATATTGATGTGAGCCTGAATTACGGCATGATTGATGGTGGCTACACCGCGCATCTCGGACAACTCGAGCCAGGCGCTTCCGCGTCAATTTCGCTTTCCGATTTCGCCGACGGCCAAGCGCGCTTTAATCCTTTCACCACGAAGGCCGCGAACTTCAAAATACATTGCTCCGTTCCCGGCGGCACCGGCCTGGAAACAGGGGAATTCATTTCCACGGGGTAACCCTATGCGCACCCGATTGCTCTACACCCTGATCAACGCCCTCTGGGGGCTGCTCGCCTCGCCCTGGCCGCTCTTCCACCGCGCCTCGCCGCGCCCCCTCATGCGCCGGGTGCGCCCACTCACGCTTCAGTATCACCTGGACGGTACTCCTTATTGGGGTCGCTGACTCCTCCCCAATAAAAACCGCCCGTGGCAGCCCATCACGGCCCGCCACGGGCGCAACTCCCCCGCCCCGCGATATCTTCCTCGCCGTAGACTCACGACCGCCGGGCGCTCTCATCATCCCATGGCCGCAGCCACGGCAGGCTCGGCACCCGGCGATACCTGAGCGGCAGATCCAGCGCCAGGTGCGGCCCGGCCACCCACACCGCCAGTCGCCACCCCGCCAGCCCATCGGTATCGAGCGGCAGGCGATCCCACTGCTCGGGGGTGGTATGCAGGCACCATGGATCGTCCGTAAAATCTTCGAACATAATTTCCAGCGCATCCTTGCGCCGTTGCGCCGGCCACGGCCCGCGCGACAGGATCACCTCGCTCGCGCCCCGCATATCGGCGATCTCGCCCTCCAGTGACGCCGGCAGCAATAGCCGCACCGTGCCCGCGTTGATCGAGAGAAAAACCTTCCCTCGCCGGGCATGCTCGGAACCAAAATAGTTGGTATGCGTGATCAGTGGCCCATCATTTTTGACTTCGAGGATCATTTTTTATCTCCACGCGCCGCGCGCAGCAACGCCAGCCGCGCCCAGTCCGAGAGCGTACGCTCGTCGGCGTCCGCCGCCGCCTGAATCGGCGCGCGCTCGGCCTCCGACACCCTGATATGGATTACTCCGCGCGGGGTGGTTTCTGGTTTTTGATTTTTGGTTTTCATTTTTTAATCTTTTCTTCTCCTCTGTAGATTTTAGTAGAGCATTTTTCAGCTGATGCAAATGTCTTGTGGCAATGACCACATTCTCTGCCATTTTTATCCGTGGCACTGAACCCATACAGCCCGCGTTCTACTCTCATTGCAATTAGATCTTCTCGCGTTAACTCTGCCATTTCATCACCCTCTCAATCTGCCTCATCAGTGGCGCGAGGTTATCCGCGCCAGACGCCCACCGCTTTTATTTTAAGGGGCGACCCTTGCGAACCGCCCTGGTTGACTTAACCCTTAATCTTAGCTTGCGTTTCCAGCGGCAGATCTGCAATCCGGCTCAAGTAAGTGATCCGTCCCGTCTCTTTCTCCAGCCGCGCCCTCTCTTTTTTGCCCTCAGCATACGTTTCAGCCAGTCCTAAGACTTCTCCCCCCTTAAAGCTCTTGTCCGCGCCGCTTACCGTAATCGCATAAATCGCCTTCATCGTCCCATCCTCGCTTTCGTTTTTTCGTCGCGCCCATGGTGGGCTGCGATCATGAGAGTATCGTATCACGCAGTATCACGGCGTGTCAATCCCCTATTTTCACTTTTTTCAAATTATTTTTTTGCCCGCCCCACCCCATAAAAAAGCCCCCTGGCGACTCGCGCCAAGGGGCAATCCCATCATCCATCATTGATATTTCGTCTAGCCCTCATTTTTGGGCCGGCACAACCACCAATCCAGCAGCGCCGGAGCCGACTCCACGCCCACGAAATGCAGCCAGCCCACGGCATACGCCACGCCGACGCGCCCCCAGCGCACGATGCGCCAGCGCGACGTGCTCCCGTGCGCGATGAGCTTGATCACATCATCGCGGAACACATCGTTGGCCTCATCCCAGTCGCCCATCGTGCGCGCTACATCGTAGGCCTGGTCGTGGAGCCACGCCGCGCGGTTGATGCTCACCCCGCAAAAATGCTGCTCTAGCGCGATGTGCCAGTGCTGATAGAGCCACTCCGAGCCCACGTAATTATGATTCGGATCGTAGCCCGCCGGCGCGTTGAGCCGCTCAAAATCCGGGCTCAACACATCGCGGCAAATCGGTTCGCTCGTGGCCTGCATTACCATTCCGCCCGCTCCATCCACCCCGCGCGCGCCCACTCCATGTTGGGGTTGCGATCCAGGATCTTGCCTAGCGTCGCCGCAAACTCCACCCGGAGGCGATTCAGGTAGGCCTCGCCGCCCGACTGATACTTGGTTACAGCAAGCTCGATGGCCGCCAGGCTGCGCGGCCCAAGCATGCCATCGACCGCAACCGGGATATCCAAGTCGAGCAGCGCCCGCTGGGCCGCGCGGTGGGCCGCCGGCCAGCCCAGCAGCACGGCCATGTCCATGATTTTCGTGGCGACGGCCTGGCTCGAAATCTGGCCGTAGCGCCAGTGATCCCAGAGCGCATCGCGCCAGACCTCCTTGGCCCTACCCACTCCCTGGGCGGCGATGGCGCGGATGTCCTCGGCGTCGATATGCCCGTCGCCGTTGACATCGCCATCCCCGCCCAAATCCTTGAGCAACTCCGCTGTAATCCCGCAAAACGTCGCGCCGCCAGGGTCGCGCGGGTCGCACTCGAAAACGCGGCCCTCGTGATCCAGCACGACTTCGATTGCCGCCTCAAACTCAGCCATGACTCACAATCTCTTCCAGGCGCGAAACGCGCCCCATAGACATTTACCGGCGATCAGCGCCCACGCCGGATGCCACCATGCCGGCAGCGCCGCCTTCGCCAACTCCAATGTGATTGTTAACTCGCAGCTTTGCGGATCAAATTTGACTCTCATTTCACCGGCGCTTTCGCGGCGATCCCCGCCGCCTGCACCGCCATCGCCATCGTCTGTTGCATCAGTTCCGCCGCCGCCTGGCTATCGTTGTTATACCCAATCCGCAAACTCCCCGACGTGCCCCGGTCAAAGCTCGCCGATGTGCGCTGCAGCACGCTAATCCTTGTCCCCGACACACTCACCGCCCCCGCCTTGGCCTCCGTAATCCGGTCGTAAGTGCAGCCCATCAACCCCAGCGCCATCACCGCCACGCCCAGCGCCATCAGTAGCGTGGAGTGATGCTTGTCCAGCGTATCTAGGATGCGGTCCAGCGTCGCCCCGCGATCCTTGCAGCGCTCCTCCACGGCCGCCTGTTGCGACTCAATTTTATTCGTGCGAACGTACAGCGTTTCGACATCTCCCAAGCGCTTGTCGAACGCATCCATGCGGGCCTTGATCACGCCACGAATCGATCCCGCCACAAACAGAAATCCCCCGATGGTAATGAATAACTGCGCCCACTCGAAATGGTTCATCCCTTACTCCCGTCCCGTTAATTTTCCCGACTGGGGATTTTCCCCAATCGCATCACTTCATCCCATACGTCCAACGCTCCGCCTCCGATGCTTCCTCCGCCATCGCCGCCGCCCGCGCCTTGGCCGCCTCCACATCCGCCCCCGGCGCCCCCGGCGTCTCCGCCGCGATCTTCCGCACTAGGTGATCGCGCTCTTCGCTTAGTGCCGCCAACTTGCCCTGGATTTCGCCCAGCCGCAGCACGGCCAAGTCCCGCTCGCTGAATTTAATGGATGCTTCCATATTCCTCCTTCGTTGTGATCGTTGTTCCGTTGTGCCCGTTGTGGCGCCATGTATTGATATTTCCCCCCACACTCTTCATAAGTGGTAACCGTTCGCCGCAATCGTGGCATCGACAAAGCCCCCGATGGCCGTCCACTGCGCCGCATACGTCCCCATCAGGTAACTCAGCGCCGGCACCGTCCCCGCCGGAAACTCCACCGCCCCCGTATCCCGATTCGCGACTCCCTGATGGAGCACCTTGGTTGCCGGGTCGATCCTCACCAGGTCGTTGATCATCACGCGGTTGATAATTTCATCGCGTTCGACCGCCCACGGCTCCGCGTCGCTCGCCCGCGCCAACGTCCGCCGGATCACATCCACGATGATGTTGCCGCTACTGTTGAGGATATGCAGATCCCCAAACGTTTCCGTTTTGCTTTGCCGCGTCACGCCTTCAATCGCCATAACATTTCCCCTCTTTCTTTAATTTATTTTTAATTCCGCATTCCGCATTCCGCATTTTCTTACCAATGGCTTTGCCAGGCCGTGGCATTCCAGGTCCGGCGGTTGTGGAGGGTGGTATCGTAATAGGTGTCGCTTTCGCCGGGACTGCTCGGCGCGCTGGTGAGCTTCCCCCAATCCTTCGCCCCGCCCACGGTTGCCGTCGCGAAAAACCCATTTCCCGAAGCATCAACCCGCAACGTCCCCTTGGCGCTCGTGCTTCCGCCCGTGTAAACCCCACCCGTAATCGTCGTGTCGCCCGCCACATGGAGCGGCGCTTGAGGCGCTGTGCACTTCACTCCCATTTGCCCATTGACGATGTTAAACGCGTCCCACGCTTCGGATGTTCCCAGCGCCATACGGTTACTCACCATGATACAGTTGCCGAGATAACTTCCGCCCACCATTCGGATTTCTGGAATCCCGCCCGCAATATCCAACCCATCCTGTCCCGAGCACCACACCGTGAATTTGCGCGCGCCGCCCGTCCCGCCAACGTTAACCTTGCCCGTACCATTGGGCGCAATGCTCAAATCCCCGTTGGTGTTGGTTGTGCTCAGCGTGTTGCCATCGACCCTCACGTTATCCACATCAAGTTGTGTCAGCAGCCCTGCGCGGCTGCTATCGATCACCACGCCCGCCGCCGTCCCCACCCTCACATCCGCCACCACAAAACTTTTCACCGCCATATCAATACCCCGCCTTTAATTGATTATTCCGATTCCTCTTTGTGATCGTTGTTCCGTTGCGCCCGTTGTGGCGCCATGAATTTATATTTCTCTCCGCATTCTGCAATTATTCCCCGACGCTAAATACTTGGGATGTTGGCCGGCGGAAACTCCGTCGTCGCCCGACAACGGCAGCGCTCCGGGATCATTACCTGCGCGTTATCCAGTGTCGCCACGATCCCCGCGCCATCCACGAGATGAACCGTGTCCCAGCGCACTTCCAGATAGCCCACCGTGCCCAGTGGAAAATAATTCAGCGCCACGGGCCGCCCGTCGAGCAGGTAATAATATTCCCCATCGGGAACCCCCGGCACGCCGGAGGCCGGCCCATAGATCGTCTGGCCGGGCTCGGCGCACTGCATCCACCCGGTGATATTGGGTTGTAGCGCGGCGTCGGCGATTTTACGCATGAAATCACGCATTTCGGTTGCGGCCCCCGACGTCGCCCACGTCGGCGCGAAGTCCGCGGCGAAGGGCAAAATCCCGAAATCATCATAAGCCCGGCACAGGTCGGCCATCGCTTTTGCCAGTGGCAGCACATCGATCTTATGCGCCGCGCTCGAATTTGAAGCCGCCCCGACATTGCCATCAAGCAACGTGGTATCCCGCACGGTGGACGTGATAATATTGGGGTAGGTTCCGCTGGTGACCGTGCGGTAGCGGTGGCCCACCAGCCCCAGTTGCAGCGTCAGCGGGCTGGATGAGAGATCCTCATCCCAAGCGCACCAAACGTGATCTCCGTCGCCGGGGATGCTCGCCCAATTGCTTTCGGCGATACGCTCGTCTCCGCTCTCCAATACATCGTAATGCTTGATTGCGCGAGTGCGCTCCAACCCCGAGAACGCCGCGTTGGTGTAGGCCGTGGCGATCGCATTGCCGCCCCCGTTGAGCATGGCCAGCCGGGTGCTCGCGAACGGCTGCTCGCGCATCAGGTATGTAGCCAGGAAATCGGGATACACCCCGCCCAGCGCCGTCGGCCCGGCACCCATGGCGCACTGGGTTCCGCTGCCGGCGTCGCCGGCGTAGAACCGGTAAAACACGTTGCCCTCATGCCAGCAATAATCCCCGTAATCCCATCCGTCGGCGCGGAGCAGTGGGAACTCACTACGCGCGTAGGTCACCTGCAATAAATAATATTCCGATGCCGGCAGATCGCTCGGGGTGATATCAATCGCGCACCCGCCATCATGGATGTTGGCCGCGCTCTGCACGATCGGATTAAGATCTTCGGCGATACTTGGAATCGCGGGGTAGTTGATCATCCGCACCTTGATCGCCAGGCAGGGGCCGGCCGTGGCGGGATTGATCGACAGCCAGTATTCCCCGCTGGCCGGAAACTCGCGGCTGGAGGACTCAAATCCTGTAGCCAGGTCGGTTTCCGGCCCCTCGACGTATAGTGTCGCGCCCTCCAGTGCGATCGCCCGCGCGGCCACGGTCCACTCGCGGCCGTAGACATCAATCCCGGCATCGATCAAGGCCTGCCATATCCCATCATAATCGCCGATGGTCACCCGGTCGCGATGCACGGCCGTGGTCAAAAAATCAGCATACAGTCCGGGAACATAATCGAAGGCGCCCGAACTCCAATTAGGATCGGTTCCGGGGTCCGCCGGGTCGCACGCCTGGACTTCCAGGATCACCATCCGCCGCCCCTGAAACTGCGCGGGGATGTCGGCGCCCACGGCCACGAGGCAGTTTCCGGGATAGATGTAGGGCTTGCCGCCGCTCCCGAACATCGTAATCGTCGCGCCCCAGTTGTTGCAGCGCAGCGCCGGGTCGGTGGCGACGTTGGTGCCGCCGCAGTAGGCCAGGCGGTCGACGTCCGTGCGATCGTCCAGGCTGTCCGAGGGAGCGGCGAAATGCACCTGCTTGTGCGCCAGCCATAGCGCCCGCGGGCCGCCGCCGTAAACGCTCGCGCCGACGTGGCACGTCGTGACGATTTCCTTCGCCGGCCAGGTCGCGCTTTTACAAATTCGCACCCCAGCCGGATTGAGCCACACCTTGGCGAGGATCGTCGCGCCCGTCTCCACCGCCACGCCCGCATCATTCCAGTTCCCGATCTCCACCGCGCCGTCCGTAAACGCTTGCACACCCGTAATATTTTGGATGTCGGGAAACAGCGCCCACGATTCGGTGTAGCGCGCGCACTTCGTCAGGCAGCCGCGCAGCGCCCCCGTGTAGGGATCGACTCCCAGGCGCCCGCGGGTAATGTTGGGGCGCACCAGCCGGCCGGGGTCGTTGCTCGCATCCGCCGCCGTGTTGTGCCAGTCGATCCGCGCATCGTGCAAGCCGCCGCCCGGCCCGTTGCCGTCGCCGATCACCTCATAACCCCCGGCCAGCGCGGCTAGCCCGGCGGAATCGGTAACCGACTTACCCCAACCACCCGCGCCGTGGAAGCGCTCGTGGCGCGACCAGATATATCCCGTGGTTTCGAGCGCCCCGGCATGGCACAGCGACAGTGGCGAGTGCGCCCCGGTGCGCCTCATGATCGGCGTTTCGGTCTTCACGCCCCCGACGTAGGCCATCTGGTAATCGCGCAACCACGGGAATTGATAGAGCCACGACTGTAGCCACAGGATCGGATTGTCCACCGTGCGCGGCGCCCGGAAGGGGCAGTCGTGATTGAGGCATTCGCCGGCGACATAGGCCGCCGCCGCCGTCTCCCCGGCCGCTTGCGCCGCCGCCGCCGCCGCGATGTTCGCCGTGTCGGCCAGCGCCGCCGCCTTCGCGGTCAGGGCATCCTCGACGCTCCCGGCGGCATCAATCACCGCCTGATAGGCCGCCTGGCCGGCCGCGGCCAGCAGGATATCCCCCGCGAAAACCAGGCCGCCCCGCTTGTTGCAGTATCTCCACCGGCCGCCGGCGCAGACCTTGCCCACGCTCTGACTCGGATCGTAAAGATCGTGCTGGCAGGTGCCCATGCCCGCATTATGCGCCGTTGCGTTGAGCGCGTCCTCAACCCAGTAATGAATCGCCACCCCCTCAACTCCCGAAAGCTCTTCCGGCGCCATTCCGCGCAGATCGAGCACCACCTCGAAGCCCGGATTAGGGTAGCGCCGCCGCGTGTAAAACAGGCTCTTGATATCCCAGTCAACCCACGCCCCGCCCACGTTTTTTTTAATCGTGAACGTCGCCGAATCGTAGGCCGCGCGCCCGTAGGCCACGACCTTGTAAATCTTCGCTTCGGGAGCCTCACCCATAGCCCAATCGGTCTCCGAGCACCATAGCGGCACCACATCGCGCAGCCCCGGCATCCGGTCGCGACAGCCCCCGTCGCCCGGACCGTCGTGAAAAATCAGCGACCCCGTGATCGCCGCGCTTTCGTCCAGCGGCGTGATGCGCGCGCCCGCCGTAGGCCCCCACGTATGCACGCGGATCGTGCTCGTTTCGGGCATGATGTCCAGGTGTGTGAAAATCCACTGGGTGGAGCGGCACCTGATATTTTTTAGAAACAGCGAGCCCATCGTCGCCAGCGTGTGGCTGCCGCCCCCGCCGCTCTCCGAGAAATTAAGCGGATCATCGGAGTAAATAAAATCCATCCAGTGGTCGCCCACGTCCGCCAGTGTCAGCCCCGTAAACGAGCACCAGGTCACCACGCCTCCTGTCCACGAGGTCCCTTCGGGCGGGGCCACGATGGGCCATTGCGGCACGCCCCCGCTGCCCCACAGGCCCATGATTTGCACCAGCGAAAACAGCGCCAACACCGTATCGAGGTTGCGGTTGTGGATGTCGAGCAGGTTGGTTTCCAGCGCCTTGTTCAATGGCCGCCCGACCCCAAATTTAAACCCCAGCGTTTCCCACCCCGGATGCGCCGACGCAAATTTGGGACAGCTCACGCTCTCGCAATACGCGCAATGGCGCGCCCACGTCCCCGCCGCGTAGGTCGGCAGCTTGAGCCCCGGCATATGCTCGGTCGTGGCGCCATATTGAAAAATCGGCAGCGTGCCGCCGAAGTAACTTGGATCGGTCATGCGCTTGGCCCCGCATCCACCATATAAAACATCCCCACCGGAATGATCGCCCCGGCGTTGATAATTTCGGTGGTCGCCCCCGCCCCCCCGCCCCCCGCGAACAACTCAATCGTGCCATCGGCGTGCCGCACGTACAGCGCCACCGCCCCCGCCGCCAGCACCGCCCCATGGCAGCGCGCCTCTGCCGGCATCCCCGCATACCCGCCGTTGCTCAACGCCTCGATCGTACACAGGCAGCCGCCGCCTACGGCCACCGCATCGATCACCATCGCCGTGCCCACCGCGCCGCCCCCCTCGCGCAAACGCAACTCATCCAGTCCGCGCTTGAGCTGCTCCAGATCGGCCTTCATCTGGTTCGCCAGCCCCGACGCCCGTGATTGATCCGTCGCCCTCATCTCTTTAATCCCCAATCGTATTTCTCTTCAATCCGCAATCCGCAATCCGCAATCCTTCTCCCATCATCCCCAACTCGCCGCCGTCACCGCCACCGCCTGTTTGATCAAATCGTAGCTCAGCCCCACCACCGTGGCCCCGCTGTCCACGCCCGTGTCCACCGGGCAATCCCCCAGGCGCAAACCGAAATCAATCGGCCGCAACTCCAGCGGCGAGTAATTAATTTTGTAGCCCGTCGCCCCCGCCACCTGATTCAGCGCCCACGCCGCCAGCCCGGACAAATCCTGGCGGCCGTCTACCACCGCCTCATTTTTCACCGCCGTGTATTTGTCTTCCTCGCCCGCCACCGTCGAGGGGACCAACTGATAATTACCCCGTTGCGTCAGCCATTTGTGCTCTCCGGATTGCTTGTAAACCACGCTCTTGTTTCTCAGCGCCGAAAGATCCCCCGAAAAATAAAACAGCCGCTGCAACGACTGGTACGACGCGTTGAGCTCGATGCACTCGAACGCCCGCTTGCCCTCCAGCCTCGGCCGCAACAGCATCCAGCCGGCATTCTCCCCGCTCAGGTCCGCCTTGAACGCATTGGTTTGCAACAGCGTGTAGGCCCCGCTGACGATGTTGCACACGACCCCATAACTCTTGAGGTCGCTCGCCGCCATCGTCAGCGCCTGCGTCGTGTCGTCCCACGTCGCTACAATCAAAAACATCCCCACGTATTGATTGATCTCCGGTATGTCTGGCAAATCCGCATTGGCTACACGGTAATTACCCAGCGCTTGCCCGGCCCCCGTTGTCCCGCGCGCGATCACCGGGTCCTTACTCACCACCATCCACTGCGCGCCCTTCTGTTCGGCCCCATCCGTATTCACCCCGCCCGCGCCGCTTACGTTGCCCTGCACGGTCAGCGTGTCCGCGGTCCGGCTCAGCACCTTGTAGGGCGCGCAATACATCTCGCCCAGCAGCAGCCAGCACCCCGCCGTAATCGCCGCCGGGCTGATCTTATCCGTCAGGTCGATCCCCGTATCCACCTGGTAATTGCTCGTCTTCGCGCCCGCGTTCCATGCGCTCGCCAGTCCCGCGCCCGCCACGCCCCGCGTGTAAATCGCCGACACCGTGTCCACCATCGGCTCGTCAAAGCGCACAACCTCAGAGTTGTGGACTGTGAACCCGCCGGTTTTCACATACAGCGTGTCGTCCCCCACGCGTTTATAAACAACGAAATGGTTCAGGTCGCGCCCCTGGATCTGCTGCACTAGCCCGCTCTCGATCTTCACCTGCCGCCCCGCCTCGCCCTGCATCACCGGATACGTTTCGGCGTCGTCGTTGAGGTAGTAGGTGTCGTCGGTGAGCGGGATGAAATATTCCCGGCAGACATCCTCATATTTCTTGCGGTAGTAGGGGTTGATGACCTTGGCCGCGTCCTTGTCTCCGATTTTCAGATCCAAAGTTTTTTCAGTGAAGCGCTTCCAATCCGAGATCACCAGATCACGCTCGCCCTCGGTGACATACTCCGCCAGCGTATGCCCCTCCGGAGGCGCGAAATCGTTCGCTACTTCGTTCCATGCCGGCTCCAACTCGAACGCCGTCTCGATGATTCTCGGCTCGCCCTCCGCCAACACATGCGTGATCGTCGCCGACGCGTCCACGCGCTTGTCCACCATCGTCACATTGGCTGGGCCGCCCGGTTGGCTCAGGCAATCCATCGCCGGATCTTGCCCGCGCGTCACCGGCCACTTACGCCCCGCGCCCATCAAAAAAGCCCGCACGATACTGCTGTCGTCGGCGTGATCCACGCAAATCCGGTAGCGGTAATCGATCGTCTGTAACAACTGTTGCAGGCCCGCCAGCAGCCCTTGGCCCATGATCCGCGTCTCGCTCGGCGGCACGATTTCCGGGAACGTCTCCAGATCGATCCCCAGCAAAAAATCATCGTCTGCGTGCCCCGTTTTCCATCCCGTGTAAACATCGTAGGCGTCCGCCGCGATCTGCCGCGCCGTCCACGCATACTTGCGCGCCGCCACGGCCACGGCCGTCTTGCGCTCGCGCACGATCTCATCCACGTAGTTGTATTCATGCGGAAAAAAAACATCGTTCAATTTTCCCAACAGCTCCCGCGCTTCGTAGCTCACCCCCGGCCTGCTCGCGCGCCCCACCATCGTCCCGCGCCACACCGTCCCCCACGGCCGCACCACGATCTCCACCAGGTCGTTTTCCAGCGCCAGCGCCATATCGTATTGATCGTACACTCGGCTCACCAGCCCGGGCGAAAACTCAATTGTCGCCCGCCCCGCCCCCGCCCCCGCCGATACTGCATACTCCCGGCAGTAGGCATCACTTCTCCTTCGGCCCCCAATCCAAATTTCCACGGCCAACTCCGGCACCGCATAAGGATTTCCCACCGCCGCCGGCACGATCAGATCCATAATTTCTCCCTGGGCTCGCGGACGGCCCGTCCGCTCTTATTGCGCCCTTTGTGGCGCCATGAATTTATATTTCTCTTCATTCCGCAATCCGCAATCCGCAATCCGCAATCCGCATTCCGCAATCCGCAATCCGCATTCCGCAATCCGCAATCCGCAATCCGCAATCCGCAATCCGCAATCCGCAATCCGCAATCCTCAATCCGCAATCCGCAATCCGCAATCCTCAATCACACACGCTCGCCGTCAATGTCGCGTCCCCCGTCGGCGCCGTGGCGTCCGCCGTCGCGCTCACCGTTTCAGTCGCCTCGCTCTCCCCACCCGAGCTCGCCACCGTCGCGCAAAACGAATAACTCACCCCATCACTCAGCGCCGCCGTGGTATACGCATACTCATACACCCCCGCCGCCATCGCCGCCGACCCGTCCAGCGCTCCGCCGCGATAAATCCTCACCACATTCCCCGCCGCCGCCACGCCTACGCGCACCCTGACCAGCACCACCCCGCCCGCTCCCGCCACCGCGTCGATGCGCAGCGGCCGCGCCGGCACCGCCGCCACCGCCACCAGCGCCCCGCCAGACCGCGCCAGCACCAAGGCCGACTCCACATATGCCGACCTCAAGCCCGAGCCGTCCACGGCCCGCCACGCCCACTTGTGCGCGCCCTCACCCAACTCCGCCGTCGTCGCGCTCAGCGTCGTCCCCGCCGCCGGCGCCCACGCCGCCGCGCCATCCACCAGCGCCGCTTGCAGGCCAATTCCTGGCAGATCGTTGCTCACCAGTTCGTAGCCCACCACATCCGCCGCCTGGCTCGCCGGTCGCGCCGCCGTGATCGTCGCCGTCCGCGTTGCCTGGTCGTAACTCACCACCTGGCCCGCGACCGACGCCGGAGCGCCGTTGACCGTCCGCGCCACCGTCGCGCCCCACGCCCCCAGGTTGCCGTGGATGTCCTGATACCGCGCCCGGAATTTATACGTGATCCCATCCTGCAGCACGCCGGTCACCAGCGTTCGGTTTTGCGCGCCCCGCAGCTCCGCATACAGCGCCGCGGGCTCGCTCCCGTCCGCCGACATGTAAATCAGCGTGCTCTTAAAATCGCCGTTGCTCGCCAGATCCGCCCCCGGCCAGGCCAGCCGCACCCGCGCCCCGCGCGGCGGCTCGTAGACATACCCCGCCAGCGTCGCCGCGTCGTCCACCGCCAGTCGCACCACGCGCACCGCGCGATGCCGCCCCGGCCCGCTCACCGGCATCAGGCATTGCATCTCCGTCACGACTGCCAAAAGCGCCCCATCCACGAACACCCCGAACCGCGGCGCGACATCATGCCCATAATAATTCCAGCGCAGCAGCAACGCCCCGTTGCCCCGCCACTCCGCCCACACCGGAGCCACGATCTCCCGCTTCTGATTCATGCTTCTCCCCTAGGCTCGCGGACGGCCCATCCGCTCTATTATTCCTCAGTCGATTTATCCGATCGGTCCGATTCTTCGTTGTGCTCGTTGTTCCGTTGCGCCCTTTGTGGCGCCATGAATTTATATTTCTCTTCAATCCGCAATCCGCAATCCGCAATCCGCAATTCCTCACACATCCAGCAGCATCACCCGCACCCCAAACGCCCCCGCGCCGTCCGCCGTACTCACGGTAATGATCTCCCCCGGCAGCGCCTTCAGCGGCACTGTCAGTTCGCTCAATTTACTCCCCGTCCCCGCCGCGATCGCCGCCGCGATCGTCACGTCCTCCGCGCTTGTCCCGTTGCTCAGCGTCAGCGCCGCGTCCACGCTCGGCCGCCCGCCCTCGCAGTCCACCATCACGTAACCGCACTTGGCGAGATACGGCCACGGCCCCGCCGCCGCCAGCACCACCGCCGTCCCCGCCGGCAGCAGATACGGCACATCAATCGCCACGCTACCCAGGCCGCTCCGGATCGGATCGTGCGCCAGATACCGCACGTAAAACGTCCCGGCCACCGTCGAGTAAACCCACCCGTTACGCGTATCGACCCGCAGCGCCGTGACGTCCACCGGATACCCCGCGATCAGCACGTTTTTCCTTATCCCGCCCTTGCCCGCCGCCGTCCACGCACCATAGTTCACCGAGTCATTCCCGAAAATATTATCGTTGGCCGTGTTCGCCAGATACCCCCGGTAATACCCCACGCCCCCAACCGTCACCGCCTCCGCGCACCGCACGATCTCATCCGTGATCGCCACCCCCGCCACCGAAAACTCTTTAATCGCCACCATCGCTTATTCTCCCCTGGGCTCGCGGACGGCCCGTCCGCTCCTGTTATTCAGTCGATTTATCCGAGCGGTCGGATCGGTCCGATCGGTCCGATTCCTATTTCCTAAAACGGCGTAATCTGATAAAACGTCGCCAAAAATCTGATCCAAAACGCCCCGCCGTCCAGCACTCCCGTGTCGTCCTCGCGCACCGTCATCTTGCAGTTGGCCTTGCTCCAGGTGTTCCCGCCGTTGAGGTTGCCGTATTGCAGCGTGCGCAGCCCGTTCACGTCGTCCAGCGCCGCGGCGGTCACCACGTCGCGCCACGCCTCCAGCGCGAAATCGTTCACGAAGATGCTCATGCAATCGAAGGCATACATCCGCCCACTCCCCGACGCGCCCGCCTTGCCCGTCTGAATCCATAGCGCCCCGGCGGTATTGGGCACGGTCACCTGCGCGCCATCGTTCATTGGATGGGTGTGCTTCGGGATCCGGTAGCCGCTCAAACCATCGCTCGTGCTGCAAATGGTATCTCCGCCAAACTGTAGTGGCACCTGCATCGTCATCGCCTATCCCTCCGTCCGCTCCTATTATTCAGCCCAGCGCGCTTACCCGAAAATATTTCCCCGGTCCACTTCCATCCGTCCCACCCCGAATTGTCGCTCCAGCATTCGCTTGAGAATCGCGTTTTGCTGCTCCATCAACGCATGCAACTTTTCCATCCCCGCGCCCGCGTTCGAGCCATCCGCATTCTGCTGCATCCGCCGCGTCGGCCCGCCGTTGTCATAAAGCCCCGCGTTACTGATCGCTCCCTCGTGTACCGCCTGGAGCGAACGCGGCCCCAGTCCTTGCAGGTAATCCCGCTTAACATTGAGATTTTCAGCATGATCGAATTCCATGTACATCACGCCCTTACTTATCGTATCGGCCCCCTTGCCAGACAAAGATCCGCTCTCCTTCACATAGCGCGATATCGCGTTGGTATGATCCAGTTTATTATTTAGCGATTCAATGATCGCAATCACCCCGAGGATCGCCGGAACCGCCGCGATGGTCCACGAGTTCAGCCCCACGCCGACCAGTTTGAGAACCTTGCTCAGCGCGAACGAGGCCGTTCCGATCGCCGTAATCCCGCCGACGATGTTCATACTCCATTTCCCAACCGATCCCACTGTTTCCTTGTTTTGGTTCACCAGCTGAATTCCGGCCTTGATGTTTTTTTCGTAGGTCGTTGTCCACTGATTGATCGTCGGCATCAACGTCGTTAAAATCGAATTTCCCAGCATCTTGGTCAGCACGTCGTTGCGCTTCAAATTCTCTTCCAGCTTGCGAAACCCCTCGCCGGTCTCATCGTCCAGTTTGATCCCCAGTTCTTCCGCCGTCACGATGAACTCCTTTAGCTCGTTTTTTCCATTATGCAAAAAACGCAGCATGTTCGCGCCACTCTTCCCCCAAATTGCCATCGCCAGCGCCGCGCGCTTGTTGGCGTCGGTGACTTTGCTCAACATGTCCAGCAGCGAGCCCATCGCCTTATCCGCCCCCGCCTCCTTGATCGCCTTGGGATCCAGGCCCATCGCCGCCAAGCTCTTGTTCGATGCCCCGGCCATGAATTTCTGTTGCTTGACGATGTTCTTGCCCAGATCCTCCAAGCTTAAATCCACCATGTCCGCGGCGAACTTCATCCGCTTCAGTTCCGTGGTCCCCACCGCCAACTGATCCGACATGTGCATGATTTCGGTTTGGCTGTGCGCCAGGTTCTTGAACGCCATGTAAATCCCAGCGCCCGCCGCCCCGCCCAAAAACATGAACTCCCGCCCCAGGCCGCCCATCTTTTTGCTTAGGTCGCTCATCTGATACGAGGTCGTGCGCATGAACCCCGAGGTCACCGTCCCCGCCTGCACTAATCCGGATTTAAAATTCCCTAAGTCCAACGACAGCTTGCCATACAAGTCGAAAATCTTGGTTCCCATGTTCGTGCTCGTTTCTCGTAATCGTAATCGAGTCCCCAATCCCTAGGACTCACTGTTTTTCCGTCCGCCCTTATGATTCAGTCCGCAATCCGCAATCCGCAATCCGTAATTTTTTCGCCTTCCGCGCCATGTCGGCCAAACTGCTGCACGTCACCCAACCGCCACCGCCACCGCCACCCTTTTCTGCCCCCGCTCCCGCCCCCGCTTTCGGCGCCACCAACTCCAGCATCCGCACGATCCGCCCCCGCGTCAGCGCCTCCAGATCCGCCAGCCCCAGTCCCGGATAAAAATGCAGCGTCAGGTTTTCGATCCGCTCCCAGCTTCGCCCCCCGCACTCCGCGCTTCCTCCGGATCTAGCCGCGCCGCCCACGCCGCCGCGATCTCCCCCACGATCTCCGCCACTTTTTTTTTATCCGCATCGCTCAGGCGGCTTAGGTCCGCCTCCATGATCGCATCGCGATTCAACAGCAGCTCCTCCGCCGTGATCCCCCGCGCTTCCTCTAGCGTCATCGCGGCCACACCCGCCCGCTGCCACAGCGTGTAGGCGATGTGATCCAGGCCGCCCGTGCGCACGTTCTCATCGCGCCCCAGTTCGTCCAGTTTTTCGCGGACGTAGTCCGGCGGCAGCCCCGCCGCCGTTGCCGTCGCGAAAAACTCTTTCACCGCTTCGCGCTTGAGCCACGCCAGCGCCGCCTTATGCATCCCGTTGCTCAGTTGCGCCAGTTCAATCACCCGCCCCGCAATCGTGATAAACATTCCTCGCCCCTTCTGGGTATTTTCCCCACTCGCCTTTTTTCGCAATCAATCCCTTGGGTCCCTTAAGTCCCTTGGGTCCCTTCCGCCCCACGATCGAAAACGGTATGCCCGTTTTTGATTTTACGTGCTGGCGTGATTGAAGATAAACGCCCCGTCCACCGTCTCCACGTCGATCTCGTAATCGATCCACTTGCCCGGCGCGGCGTCACCCTTGATCGCCAGATTGGTCCCGCGCACCATCCCGCCGAAATAAAAGCCGTCCGCTGTGATTTCCAGCCAAAATTGATCGGATTCCACCAGCGGATAGACCGCCGTCTTGTCGACCTGCCCCGCGAATTTCCCGCTGGCGAACCGCTTCTCGATCGTCTGTTTTTCGTACGGCATGTTCGCGGCGTTGAGCAGTGTCTTGCGCACCGGCTTTTGTGAAAAATCGGCGGTCACGATCCCGTGCGTGATCGCCGTTGCCGCCCCCGAATTCGCCCCCATCTTGACCACCGCGTTCGTCAGTTCGCACGGCGTCCCCGCCCATACTCCTGTCGTCATTATCATCGCCTTCCCGAGTCGACCTACGACTCTTTGATTTTGAATTCAAACTGCAACGTCGCCTGCCAGTTCAATGCCTCATCGCGCGTCACTACGTCCAGATCGAGCGCCGGCGCGCTGAAACCGGTATACCCATTGCCCACCGCCAGCGCGCCCGCGCGCATCTCCACCCTGATCTTGTCCGCGATCGTGCTTACCGGTTGGCTCGAGCCAGCCACATCGGAATAGATCTGAAACTTGAGCGTGATCGTTTCCCCCGACACGCCCCCCGCGTTGTGCTCCGGCACGCTCGACACGAAGAACGCCGCATGCGGATACCCCGTGCCCTCCGGCAGTTGCTCGAACCCCAAGGGGCAGTTCGCCGCCAACCAGGCGTTTGCCGCCCATCGCGCCACCACCGCCCGCTGCACCGCCTCGCCACCCCGCATAATCGCCCTCCTCGTGCTCATTCCTCGTAATCGTAATCGTAATCGTAATCGATTATTTCTCTCCGCAATCCGCACTCCGCACTCCGCATTTTCAAAGATTGATCGTTGCCGCCGCCGCCGCAATCCGGCTATTAAGCCCCGCATACAGCGCTTTCACCACCGGATTGATGAACGGATGAGCCGGCGTGCGCTTCGTCCCCAACTCCAAAAAGTGCGCCGTGAACTTGGCCGCCCCGGCCTTGAGCGTGATCCGCACCCCGTCGCGCTTAACTTCGGCGTGGATCGTATCGCGCAGATGCTTGGCGTCGCCTTCAGTCAACGCCTTGCCGTGATACTTGAGCCGCAGTTTTTCGCTCACCACGCAGCGCGCCTTCATCTCCCTCACGGCCTCCGCGCGAATCGCCTTGAACTCCGCCACCATCTTGGTTTCCAACGCATCCAAAAACGCCGCGCTCTTATCCGTCACCTTGAATTCAATCACGCCCCATTCCCTTCACGATGAAAAACGGTATTCCGTTTTTCATTGAATTTCCCATACCCGCACCTTGTCGTATCCCGCCTCCAAAAACACCGCCTCGATCGCATATACGATCGTCCCCCGCTTGAGCCGGTTGACCCCGAACGCGATCCCCGAGCCGCGCTGAAAATAGAAATCGTGCGTGTATTTGCTTTCGGTCTGCCCTTCGGTCATGCGCAGCGCCGAGCCTCGGCTCACGATCCGGCACGGCGCGTTGATCGACTCCGCTGCCCACGTCTCGCTCATGCCGCCCGCGCCGTCGTCCGCGCGCGTCACCGCTTCCACCGTCACCCGATCCGTTAACGTGCTGTTCGGTATCCTCATTGCTCGCCCTCGATCCATCATCCGAGTCCCGCAGTCCCGTCGGGACGATCGCCATCGTTCCGCCAACCGCGGGCTACACCGCAATCCTCGCATACCCCGCCAGCCACACATCCAGCATCGCCTTCTCGTCGGCCGCCGTCGAAAAAACCCAACGCCCGTCGCCCAATTGCTCTTGCGCCAGATGCCCTTTGTCGCCCGCGCTCCAGTGCCGCGCCGCCAGCCACAGCGCCGCGTGCGCCACCATGGGCGGATAGCTCGCGCTCATCGCCGCCGTCGCGCCGTGCGCCGCCGGCGTCGTCCCGTTCACCCCGCGCGCCACCGTCGCCGCGCGCCCCGTCCCGGCCGTCGCCGCGCTCACATACATCTGCTCCGCCCCCACGCGGATGGTCTGCCCCGCCGCCAGGCCGTCCGCGCTTGGCGTCACCGTCGCCGCCAACCCATCGGCCACGCTCACAGTCAGCCCCAGCGCGTCCCACGGGTCCGCGCGCGCCCCGTCGCCGTAACCCCACACTCCCGTCAGTCGCGCCTCGCCGATGCGCCCCCGCGCCTCAAACTGCAAGCCGTTCGCCAGCGTCGGCAACGCCGTCCACTTGATCGCCCCATTGAGCGGCGTCAGCAGGTAATCCGCCGCCGTCCAGATCTCGCCGTATGTCCCATCATGGCTGGCGTCGCGCGCCAACTCCGTCAGGCTCAGCAGATCGTCGGGCAACTCCAGCCGCAGCGCATCTTGCGCCGAGTAATAGCGCGCCCCCGCCTCGCTCCAGAACCGCCGCCCGCAATGATTGTCCGCCTGCCGCGAGGCCGCCTCCAAATGCGCCAGCAGATCCGCATCGGCCCCCGTGTCCGTAATCCCCAGTCGCGCCTTCAGCATCGGCAGCGTCGCGTAACAGTTCATCCGATCACCCCCGCCAGCCCGAATTTATTGACCATTGCCCGCTCCAGATTCCGACCATTACCATGACTCAGCCAGCCATGGTAGCTCGCCAGCGTCGCGCGGATCTTCTCCGGCGCCACCTCGCCCCGCGCCGCTCTCCGCACCAACTCCCCCACGCGGCGTTTGAACCGCGTCGCGATCCGCTTTCGGATCAGCGTCCGATTCCCGAAGAACCGGTATCCCAGAAAATCAACCCCGCGTTCCTTAACCCGGAAGATCTGCCAGTTGCCCTTGAGCGTCAGCTCCAGCGCCACCGCTAAAAAGTTCGCCACCTCGCCCAGGATCGCCCGCAGCCATTCCTTGGTTTCGCCGAAAATCACCACATCATCGCAGTAGCGCGCGTAATACCGCGTCCGCAACCCCTCTTTGCAAAACCGGTCCAGCTCCCCGAGATAAAGGTTTCCAAAGGCCTGACTCAGATAATTCCCGATCGGCAACCCAGCCGCGGAATCAATGATCTCGCACAGCAGCGCCATCACGCGCGTGTCCTTGATCTTCCGCGCCAGGATCGACTTTAAAATCTCGCCGTTCACCGACGGGTAAAACTTGCGCACGTCGATCTTGAGGCAATAGCGCGTCCCCATCTTGTCCTTTAGGAACTCGTGCATCCGCCGCACGCCGTCATGGATGCCCCGCCCCTTGATCGATGAATACGTATCGCGCACCCACTGCTTATCCCAGATTGGCCCCAGCACTTGCATCACGGCATGGTGCGCGATCCGGTCCGGGTAATACGGCAACTTGCTGATCAAACGCTCTTTCCCCGATTCCCGCCGCGTGAACGAAACGTAATCCGATGTCCGATACGTCCCCGCCAGCAGCGTTTCGCGCAGTGGCCTGAGCCAGCGCTCCGGGTCCGCATTGATCGCCCGCACTTCGGCGTAATGCTTCTTCCCCCGCCGCGCTGCCTCATGCGCCGCCACCAGGTTATCCGTGTCCGCGATCCATTCAAAGAGGTTCCCGTGTCGCTTCATGATTCCATCACCCGCATTTCTTGAGCCTTCTTGTTGCCCTCCGAGCTTTCGGCGTTTGTTGATCGCCTACCAGCACGTAGTGAGAGCGGTTGTGTATTTCGCCCAGAGGCGAGGCCGCCGTGACTTCGAGATTTTTTTTGAAGGCGCCGCGTCCGCCCACATTCCGGTCGCGATCCCCAGACGTCCAGTTCGCATTGAGGTTGAGAAGCCCCGCATTCGAACCATTGTTCAGGTTCGCACCGACGATGGCGATCCGCACGTCTCGGTCAGCCTGTGGCCGCGATCCCTATTGGTTCGCGGCCAGCACTTGTCAAATTTGAGGCGCGCTTACGCGCGCCGCAGTATCGCGCGGCCTGGCCCGGCGCTCTCGCGCACGGGGCCGCGCGAATCAGAAGGCGCCGCGCCCGCCCACATTCCGGCCGCGACCCCCAGACGACCAGCTCGCATTGAGGTCGAGAAGCCCCGCACTCGAACCAATGTCCAGGCCCGCACCGACGATGGCGATCCGCCACGCGTTGGTTGCGCTGTCTCGGTAAAAATAATCCGTGATGTAACTGCTCGATCCCGCTCCGCCCCCCACGGTTGCGGGTAAAAAATGCCCGGCGATCAACGACTTTTGCCAGTCGTCCGTGGCGGCCAGCGGTGTGGCGATATTGCTATACCCATCGGGTTGCGCCGGATACGTGCTCGCCGCGTCGCTGAATTTCGTGGGATCGGTGCAGGTGGCCGCACGTGCGACGGATGTCGCATCCTCCCAAAATCTCAGCCCGTCCAGAAATTCCCAGATTGAGCCGAACGGGTTCTCAATCCCCAGAATCGAGGTAGCGATATACCCCGAAGCCAATCCCGCATCCAGTGTGGTATGCTGCGCGATGCGACCTGTGGCGTTACCCAGGCCCAATGTCCGCCCGTTTTTCCTGATTTTTAATTCGCTCCACGTATCATTCGTATGCCCGTCGTAATTCGTCTGCGCGTTGAACGTTTTATATTTGCCCAGCCACAGCAGCATCAGCGCGTGCCGCGCCCAGTAGTGGCTGGCAAACTGCCCTCCCCGCGCGTACGCCGCGCGATTGCTCCCGATGGTTTGATAATTCCACGCCCGCGCCCCCGCCACCGACCGTAGGATATCCGTCCCCAGCGTGTCACCTCCCGCGGATAGCAGGTTTGGATTCACCACGCCT